CACACGTGAAGACGGTGTGCCAATTGTCCTTCCAGAAGATCATGCGTCTAATTGGAAGAAGCCAGATTATATTCCAATTCCAAGGGATCATGCTGGTGCTACGATGAGCAGTTCTGAATTTGAATCATACGTTAAGCGACATTTGGCATATTGTAGTGTAACCAATCATGCATTAGGCAAGCGGCGTTCATGCTGCATTTTCCCTTTAGAGGGCAACGCATGGTTATTACCGAGTCACATGGTAGATCCCGATACCGAAGTAGAACTGAGTGTTCGCCAAGGTAAGGGAGATAGTGTAAATCGTACATTTTCGGAGATAATCGATGATTCGAAGCTTTTCAGATTTAGTGATGATTACATGGTGGTCCGTTTAGTAAGTGGAGGACCTGTCCCTAATACACTGCGTTTATTAGCGCAGTCATCTTTCAAGTTTTCACCGCAATATACAAAGTTTATACACAAGGATCGTGAAGGTTCTACACAGTGTTTATCGATGTATTCAAGTGATCCTAGGATGTATGAGACCTATAAGGGATTTGTCAATGGTTTTTCTTATAATTTACCAGTACCAACAGAAGCAGGAATGTGCATGTCGCCAGTGTATACGTACAAGGCACCACACACAATTATTGGCTTTCATTTGGCTGGGTTAACTGGACAGAAGTACGGTATGGCAGGTTTAGTCACCGCCAATGAAATCCGTGAAGCTTTGCGTCAGTTGAATTTAAAGAATCCATTACAGTGTCACTCCAATGGTAACATGCTTGTTCGCAAGTATGGAGTTGATTTTACCCCTGTGCCTTCTTTACCACGTAATCATGCTGCTAGTCGATTAGAAGATGATGAAAGTGGACAATCTCCAACCGCGCTGATTTATGGACAACATCCTTTAGGCCAAACTCGTTTTAAGTCTGAAGTGAGAAAGTCCCCAATTTCTGATGCAGTGAAGGAGGTTATGCAAATTCCTCGAGATCATGGCCCACCAAATGCAAGTAACATTGCACAACATTGGAAGCGTGATTTGGATTTAATGACCCATCCAAAGGGTAATTTTATCCCTCGAATTTGGAATCGTGCCCGTGATGATATGCGGAAGAAGGTAGAAAAGTTTGTATTGACTCATCCTGAGATAGCGGCTGTTACTTATCCTCTTGCACATGACTATGTTATGGCAGGAGCGGATGGTATAGCTGCTTACTCGCGCATTGCCCTGAGCACATCTATGGGTTTTCCTTTGAATAAGAAGAAGTCATTGTTTATTGGACCAGTTGAGCGTGAAGTTCCTGGTATCTCTGAGCCAATTGATTTCGAATCCCCTGAATTTATGGAAGAAGTGAATAGAATGCGATCTGAACTAGCTGAAGGTCGCCGAATTCATACCGTCTTCAGAGGCAATTTGAAGGATGAGCCAACTAAGTGGAATAAGGATAAGATCCGTGTGTTTGCTGGTTGCGAAATTGCGTTTACTTATTTGACACGTGAGAATTATCTCCCTATTGTTCGATTGATTCAGAATAACTGGAAGGAGTTTGAGTGTGCTGTAGGTATTAATGCGCATGGTCCACAATGGCAAGAATTGGCTGATTATGTTACTCAACATGGAGAAGACAGAATTATAGCCGGGGATTATAAGGCGTTTGATAAGACAACCTCGCCAGAGGCTCTTGTATCTGCGTTTGATATTCTTATCTACATTGCTCAACTTTGTGGTTACTCAGAAGAAAATTTGACAATTATGCGAG